CCGCAGCGCCCAAAATGTACTCGTAGTGGGTAAAGCCCGTAGTGTCCGCAATGGCGGTGAGGGTGGTCTGGTAACCCACGGCGCTGCGGCCAGAATAGACGATGTCGCCAACCGCGGTCACCGTAGCGCAGGGCAGTACGATGCGCTTTTTAGCGCCGCCCTTGAGCACCATATCCACCACATAGCAGCTGAAAGGCAGCTCGCTGGAACCGGCTTTGATGGCAATGCCGGTCTCCAGCGTGCCGGTCACGTTTTCATCACCGTAAACGGTCTTCAGCACTTCCGGATTCATGGCCTCGATCAGCGTGTACTGGAAGGTGTCGGGACGCTCGGTCATCAGGTTCAGCACCGTGTCACCGCCCCAGGCCGAAGTATTCTCGTTGGAAGGAGAGTTCGCGTTGGTCAGGCCGTCACTGGAAATGTAGCCCAGGGATTTGAAGGCTGCGTCAAGTTCGGTCTTGGCATCCGTGGGCAGAGCAGTGCCCAGCGGGGCGCGCCAGACTGCACCACCGACTTTGGGTTTTGCGGCGGTCACATTTTTTGCATCCATAAAATGCTCCTTTCTCATGTGTCGTAATAGGTAATGTCAAAAACAGCCTGATACCGGGGCAGTTTGCGGGTGGTATCAGGAAAGTTGTGTTCGGTGTTCAGCTCACATGCGGAAATTTCTGGCAGGGCATCGGCAGCCAGCATGGCCTGTACCACAAAATGGCTGAGCTGTGCTGCTGCATAGGTGCTGCTGCCGTAGGACTGCACCGCCAGCGTGGCCGTGTAAATGCCTTCGTCCGGGCTGTCACCGGTCTTTTCGAGGATACAAAAATTGCCGGAGGGCTTCTCCGGCATGGACATGTAGCAGGAAAAGGCATTTTCCCGCAGGTAGTTCAAGATGACTTCTTCGATCATTTCTTTCTCTGGTAGCTCCTCACTGTGATGACACGCCCATCTTTCAGGCGGCGCTTGTGCTCATGCACTGTTGCGCCGCTGCGGCTGCCGGAGACGGCTTTCAACAGGGTGTTGTTGGCCGAGTTGTCGTCATAGGCCTTGCGGGAAGCGGTCTCCACAACAGCCACGGCGCGGGTGGGGGCCACATAGGATTCGTAGCCATCGCCGCAGCGGTCCTTCACGGTGTCGGCACGGTCTTTCAGCACCGCCTGCATTTCAGGGCAGCGCAGTAGCGCCCGGATGCCGGAGCTGTTCAGCTCGATGCGGACCTTACTCAAACCGCACCACCTGCACCTTCTTGTTCCATCGCAGCGGGATCATGCTCTCGATGCCCTGCACAACGCCGCCGCAGGTGCGGAAGGTCTGACCAAAGAACTCCACCTTTGCATCCGTCCAGTCGTGGGTGTCACCCTTGGGGATGGCCAGCGTATAGGCCAGCCGCCGGCCGGTGAGCTGCAGTTCGGTGGTGATCTCCTCGGCAGAGGGTTCACCCACCAGCACATTGTGCACGGTGACAGGCGTTTCCTCATAAATGGGGTCGTGGAAGCGATCCTCGCCGGTCTGGGTCTTGGTATAGAGGGTGATGTCGATTCCTTTCAGCATAAATCCTCCAGAGGGCTGCGGGCACCGATGCGGCTGCCGACCCCCAGCAGCTTCTTTTCCAGCTTGGAAAGATACAGCTCACCGGAAGAGCCGCCGCTCATCGTCCAGCTCTGGCTGTAGCCCAGCGCCGTGGCCGTGCCTTGCGTGGAGCCCATGGGAAAGGAGACCCCGCCCCCGCTGTCGCTCTCGCCCAGCTGACGGCGCACCATCCGGCAGGAGACCAGCTTCTTGGCGTCTTCGCCTGCATCCGGGTTGTAGCTGTCGATGATCACGGCAGCTTCGCTTAGCAGGGCGGCACACTGTGTCTGTTCGTCTCGGGACAAGGCGCGAAAACCTGCTTCCACGTCCTGCACTTCAGCGTAAAGCATGGCGGCACCTCATCAGACGGCAGCCTCGGTGCGCTTGATGTACAGGGTCTGAGGTTTGGAGACTTTCAGACCATACACCTTGCGGCCCTGCACAGCGGATGCACCGATGTACTTGCCGGAGCCGGACAGGTCCTGCAGGTGCACCGGGGTCTGCCACTCCATGACGCGGTGACACCAGTTGGGGTGTCCGGCGATAAATTCCGTGGTGGTTTTCTTGCTGGCCACACGAGTAGTGGATTCGTAATCCATATTGTTGGACTCGAACACGTTGAAACCGGCGATACGGCCAATGACGCCCTGCTGCACCAACTCCTGAGACAGGTCGCCCTGCTTGATGAAGTGCTCATCCAGCATCAAAACCTCCAGATATTCGGGGGATGCAATGAGGAAACGTCCCTCGTTGGGCACGCCCTTACGGCCCAGGACACGCTTTGCCTCCAGTGCCAGCTTGTAGGCATTGGTCTCGGTTGCGGCAGTCTTGGTAGCGCTGATGGTAGCACCGACAGCACCCTCCAGTGCGTCGATGGACTTTTTATCCACGGACAGAGCCAGAGAGTAGCCAGCGCTGTCCAGACGGTCGGCCACGATGTCGTCCGGCACGCTTGCGGCATCGTAGCCATCGATCAGCTCGTTTACGGCTTCATCGTGGTCAATGTTCAGGTCCAGATAAGTGGTGGTGCCGACTTCCGCGTCCACGCCGGTGGCCTTGTTGTACTCCTTGACGGAAACCTCAGTGTCACGCACCGGGATCTTTACCTTGCCGGAAGTAGGGTCGCCTTCGTAGCGGCTGTTGAAAATGAGATTATCACGGGTCACCAGAGTGTTGCGCAGCTTTGCGTCAACAAGGGAAGCCCATCGCTCCTGATTTGCGTGTGCCATAAGATGCCTCTCTTTCTCCGTGCAGAGCGCACGGATCAAACTTTCAGATTCGGATTCAGCTTTGTAAATGCAGCCAGAACGCCGTCCGGCTGACTGGGAACGTGATTCGGGGTCCCGCCGTCTTTGAGGATGGGATATCCGGCAGCCTGACCTTCACCAAACGCCCACGGGTTCGCCTTTGCGGCATCGTCCAGCGCCTTTGCAATGTCGGTGCTGCGGTCGGCAGAGCCCTTCAGGGCGTCCAGATCCAGCAAAGCACGCACCGCCTTGACGCTGCGGCCCTTCCTGCCCAGGATGGCAGTGTCCAGAGCGTTGTCAAAGGCAAAGCCCTCGGCCTGCGCCTTCATGTCGTTCTGCAGCTGGGTGACCTTTGCCTGCAGCCCGGCTACATCCACGCCTTCAAAGGCTTTCAGGCCGTCCTGCGCGGTCTTGAGCTGGGCGTTTGCGTTGTCCAGCTGGGTCTGCAGGGCCGTGGCGGCAGACTTCTCCCGGTTGATGTCTGCGCCGTTCTCCTGCATGATCCAGTTGAGCTGCTCGTCGGTGATGCCGGGGATCTTGTTCTTCACGTCTTCACGCTTCATGGTGGAAACTCCTTTCGTGTGTGAGACCTCAGTTTTTTACACTGTTCTCTGTCAGTAATCCGGTCG